CCAACACCGAACCGCCTGCGATGCTCGCAGAGTAAGACGTAACCCAGCCACTAGGCTTCGTTGGCAAAGTGGCCGAGGCGTGGTTCATCGAGTGAATAACGATCAAATCCCCTGCCGCATGGCTTGGGATGCTGATCGAATCCGCTAACGCCGACCCGTTTCCTTGCAGAGCGATTGTCACAGAGTAGGCTCCGTATCGGGATTCCCGTCCCAAGTTTCCATAGCCGCACAATACGCATTGTATCGGCTAGATGCAATCACCTTCCTCTCACGCTTGATCGCTCCCAATTGCATACCGCTCAAAACAGTTGCAACGAGGTCTTTATCTGGAGCGAGTTCATAAAACTCCAGCGGAGTTACCATTCGCCGACCGGCCTCGGCAATCATCCATGCGTCGGTGCTTCCAAGGTTTCGCAAAATGTTATTGATCGCTGGATCACCAATCGGAATCCCACGTCCCGCTGCTTGCGTTGCTACCCATTCGAGGTTGATCGACTTTAGATAGGCGATGAATGGCGATACATTCGCTTCTCCTATTACTTGAGCGATACCTAGCAAACTCCACCATTGATCGCTCACAAACTGCTTTGTATTGGCATTCAATTCTGCCCACACTTCATCGATTGTCTTTGTCTGCCAATCGTCAATCTGTTCAATCAGGTCGCTTACTCGCATTATGCACCCCTCAAAAGTTTGCCGATTTCCGTTTGGAGCGTTTCAATTTTGGCCCAAAGCCTTTCGCGGTCGCTTCGGCATTCTTGCAAGTCTGCCCGCGTTGTTTTCTTTTCCTCGACGAAGAAGCGAAACAAGATGGCTATCGCTGTAGATTGCACGCCGACGATACCTGATCCGATGATGTATATTAATGATTCCTGAGTCATTTCGCCAACTCCGCATTGAGTCTATCTAAGGTCATATAGCCGCTAATCTCGACGGTCTTCCCATTATCCGTAACGATGAAGTGAGGCACCCGCTTAACGTCACTCGGATCGCCATAGGCAAAAGTATAACCGGCTTGCTCAAACTTGCTTTGCTCGCATCTCTTCCATTGCTTGCAAGGCTCGCACCAGTCCGCTGAGAATATCACTATCTCACGCTTAGCTACCTTCGGCTTGTCGCTTGGGCTTGGGGAAGGATCAACCGCCAGTTGAGGCTCAATCAACGTCTTTGCGGCTTGCTCAAGTTCGCTTATCAACTCACTCGAAGTCGGCGCAATGTCGCACTGGGTAGGATCAACCACCGGCAGACTCTGCGACCAAAACAACAACGCAAAAAACAGTAGCACCATAACCAAACCTCCTTGTTTGCTCATCCTAACGGCCTCGATGTTAGCCACGATACGCTACGCGGCCCCGGAAGGCTCAAGTCACTGATTCCCACTATCGACGTGTATTGATGCTTGCACAACGCGTCGATTACCGATGGGGCAATCTCAGTCCAAGAATCGTTATGGCTGTTCAGCCGCCAGATGTAGTTGCGGCCTCGACTGTCTTTGCGTTTGGAGTAGCCTAGCCATGCTGTAGCGTGACCTCCTCCACCGCGAAGGCTGACGGATTCAAGAACGCCATTGGATGCGTAGAACGAATCGTTCCAGGTCGAGCCCGTATGCACCGCACCTGACCCACTCGCAAGATACTTGTAGATGTCATCGTAACTCTCAAGCCACGTATGCGAACGGATGCGATAGGGTGCCGCCTCAAGCCGCATCTGATCGGTGACTAAACTCCGTGCGTTCGATGGATATGGAGTGCGATACGGCAAGGCTGATTCGAGTAGATAGCCGACTTCCTTTGCAACCCTCAACCCTCCGCTGATCGTCGATCCTTGATCGCGTCCAAGTAACCCGTCGATCCGCTGAGACTCCAAGTAGGCGAATAACTGCGAGAACTGCCGCGATTCGCTAACCGCTCCGTGACCTAAAGCCAATAGATACTCGCCGCAATTCGTCAGCGAAAAGCCTTGGCAACTTCCCATGTTGCCCTGCTTATCGTGTCGCATCAATCGCCGAGGGTCTATTTCCTCAGGGGCAGCGAAGTCACGAAGCGTAAACGGCATGGATACCGAATTGCTTTGCAACTCGTCGCGTCTCTCGAGCGTTGGGTCGTAGCCGGTGAAAAATTCGCTCATTCGCTAGCCTCGTCTGATTGCTCTTCGACTGGCTCTCCAGCCTCGTAAACAAACTCCGTAGCCAATCCTGGATCAATAACGATTGTTGCACATCGCATCAGTCCGTTGGCAAGTTTAGTAAGGAATTGCACGTCGTCGCAACATGGCACCATGTCATTAATACTTAGCGTTACCTTGTATGCTTGCTTCGTCTCTGCATCCCTGCCAATTTCCATGTCTAACATTACTTAACCCGCCTCCCGATTGCGTCGATGCCTTGGGCATGCTCAAGTCGCTCAAGTCGTTGCTGTTGCTCCAAAGCCGAAAAGACGCAGACGATCAAACCAATCGCAGAAAGTAACAACGCCAACACCATGCCGCCGGTTAAATGCTCGTTGCGTTGGGCTTGCTTCGCTTCCAACTCCAGCAATTTGTTTTCCAGTTCTTTGCAGTACATTATTTCGCCGCCTTTTCTTCAAGCATGATTTTCGCTAGTTGCTGCAATGCTTCCCGCTCTGCTATCTGCTTCCCACGGTAGACGCCAGCGAAGAAAAAAGCCCACGCCGCAACAACAAAAACAATCGCCCTAACTAGCCCTTCATTGACGAACAACCACTCCTCAATCCAATTCAGGATATTGTATATGAACTTAGGCATCTACCACGCTCCAGCTATGTCTCTGTTAAGTTTCGCAATCTCAGACTCTTTACCCTCAAAACTAGCCGGTAGTTTCAATTCGTCGATTGCGTTGTAAACGCGGTCGAGGGCTTCACGTTGCTTCGCGCCCGCATTCGCCGCAATAAACTGCGTCCATTGCTCTTGGTTGACAATCTCCCGCTTTTCGATCTTCGATGCCGCCTCAAGAAACGCCGCTCGGTATGCCGCTCGAATGTTAGGAAGCGTTGACGCTACAACGCCCTTAATATCCTTCGGCTTTGGATCGACGTTAGCAGGTCGCTGGAATGCAAAGTAGATCGCACCAGCAGCAATGATCCACGGTAGCCAACTAGGTTCCGGCTTACTCATCGTCGCTACTCTCTGCTTCAATCTCTGCCTCTGCGTACAATTGAGCCGCTGATGGAGCGTTTGAGTATTGGGCTTGCGGGATCGCGGATAAAAAGCCGTTTTCCTTCGCCCAGAAGTACAGACGGATTGCCATCTGGACTAGCATGATAACCGTCACCGGATCGAGTCCGTAAACGGTCTTAGCATGCTGTCGGTACGCTCGGCGGAACGCTTGACGGTCGCCGCCAGTCTCGTTGTAGATTCGTATTGCGTCATCGGGACGCCATGCCGTTTCGCATCGCTTAAATAAGCTCACTTTGCCACCTCATCAGGCTTTGGCAAAGGTCGAATCGAATCGCCGACAATCCACGCTCCAACGGCTAGCACAAGCTGTTGAATCTGCTCTTCGCTCAAAGGCACTTTGTCCTTTAAGACAATCACGGCAACGACCGCAGCCGCTGCCCAAAACCGTTTCGACTTAAGTAAGTCTTGCATGTTACCCTCCCTTGGTTCCCTGCATTGTAGCAAGTGCTAAAGGGATTGCAAACTTTGCTTGGCTAGGATGTCAATCACCATTCGACCAACCAACTCGGCAACCTGCGGTACTACTGCATTTCCGAGTCCTCTAAGTCTGTCCACCCTATAGGAAATCCCATTGCTGATTCGATCATGCTTGCAAACTTTGATTCCTCTACCGACGCGTCTGCAAACAGATAAAAGATTCTCTCGGTCATCGCGTTTCTTCCATCTCGAAAACGCTTTTCCCTTGCCGCTTTTACATACTTGAGTTTTTCGATAGCCACTGAATCGCTCGCCATCGGAGTAGGCAAATACAAAGATCCTCTCTCGGATATGCGGGGCGCCAACGTAGGCAGCTGGTATGCAATGCCACTGAGCATCGTACCCGATCTCGGCCAACGTCCCGAGAACTCTGTCCAGCCCTCTAGTAAGCAACGCTGCCACGTTCTCCAGCACAACCGCTCTCGGTTGCAATTCTCGAACCAAGCGAACGGCCTCAAAGAACAATCCGCTTCGCTCTCCGTCAAGCCCTGCCCCGAGCCCGGCGTAGGAAATATCCTGGCACGGAAAGCCGCCTGCGATGACGTCAACCCGTTCGAGGTTGTTTGCTCCACATTGCCGGATGTCTCTTTCCCGATGTACTTCCGGCCAGTGCTTTTTGAGTACCTTCGTCGCGTAGTCATTGATTTCAACCTGCCACCTGCAACGCATTCCGCATCGCTCAAAACCTAGATCAATCCCGCCTATTCCCGCGAATAGGCTACCAAAGGTTAAACCGCTCATACAGTGGATCTCCGCCGCAAGTCCTCAATCCAGTACTCCCCATCTTTCGCCTTAGTCTCCGCCGCGTAAACCGCAACGGCAAGGGCTGCCCAGTAGTGAGACGATACGCCAAACAACGGCCCTGGTGCTTTCTTCGTGCCCACGGCGCCGAAGCGGTCTTTTAAGGCTTGGCTTATGTTTGCGTCCTTCGCCCGCATTGAGTTGCACAAGTGCATTTTAACCGCCTTGCGAGGTACTAGCCTAACTTCGGTGCCAATTGCGCCCGCTAGCCATCCGATACCGGCTACCGTGCGAAACACTTCCTGCCCGACAGCCATGCCGTAGGACTCGATCCACTCGCAAGCAACGGTTTTGACTTTGCAAACCATGTCGAGCTTATCGAACTTGCTGAAGTGCGTGAAGCTGTCAAATGTCTCAAGTTCAACAACCCGTTTTTCATCCGCATCCCACCAAACAAAAGCATGCTCCTTTGGCCCTGGGTCAA